GCGAGCTCACGTAGATGTTCTAGCCTGGCATCGGCGGATGATGCGAGATTGGACATGTACCGGCGAGAGTCGACAACGGCCCTAGCCCAACGCTTCAATTCATTTCCGACAACCAACCGGCCACCGAATTTAAGCCGGAGTAGCTTGCACGATTCCAAGGACAGCGGAACAGTCCAATAGCCGGACACCGTTTGATATGCCCCTGGAATCGTGGTCTTCATGCCAGGAAGAGGCTCGCCTGAGCGAACCTCTATGCGCTTCCCCTTCTTTTCGATGTTGACACTCATAGACCCTTGCAATCTCCGGTTGGCTCGTTCCGGCTAGGCCACCATTTCACGAAACACATTCGGCGCGTGCAGGCCTGTACCTGAGTTGGCACGTTGTGCACGCGGAGTGTCACAGAAGCCCAGAGATGCACTCGGTTGTTTTGAACGTGCTCACTCTTGGGCTTACCGCATGGGGTCAGATGATGTTTGTACGTACAGAAATCATCATTACCCCGGAATTCGTGCTCTAGGATCATGACAGGCACACTCGGTAGTTAGTAGGCCACGGGTCGGTAATCCACGCACCAGATAGCCCGCACATCTCATACGTTCCCATCTGTGCCAGTGTTTTCCAGCCGCGTACGGGTACCGCAGCCTGATAGAAAATCTGACCTACCGCAGCCCTTGCACGCGACGTCCAATGTATTCCATCGGCCTGTAACCATTCCGGGTTAGCTGGTACCCGCTGTATGTCTGCTACCCCTACTTGCGGGTATGACACCAGAGCACGCTTGATAGCTAGATTGGTGTTGTGCATCCAATCCAGAATGTACGGCCTGACTGTGTTGGTTGGCGATCGCATGTCGGGTATGCCAATCAGCGACGCGATCACCTGTACCCCCCGTGCTGTACCCGTCGCAAGTATCGCGCGGTAATCAGCTTCCGTATTGTCAGAAGGGGTGTCATTGGTACCGCAGTTGAGAAAGAGCATGTGCGGTTGGTATTGGGTAATTAGATCGTTGATCCGTGTAACCCACCACGAGCATTTAGACCCTGGCGCTGCCACTACATGACGTGTGTGAGGTTGCCCAGTACGGTTCATCAGCCGTGACAGTTCCTCGCCGTATGACGGTTCTACGGTCAGAGAATCACCTAACAACAAGATGGTTACGGGAGGCAGGGTGGGTACAGGCTGCGGTGATCGAGTTACTTGGTTATTGGGTGACGGTAACGGAATCAGTAACGACATTGGTGCGATCGATGGGGCATCCTGCCAGCCTGACTGAACTGGGCAGTCAACCGGCGCGGTAGCGCATACCCACTTGTTGTTAGGTTGCGGACTTGGGTTGCGGGGGTTGGGCTTGCTGCCTTGGCAGTCAGCGCCAGTTAGCAACAGCAGCGCCGAGAGCAGTACCCCGATTACAGATTTACGCATGTCATCTTGCCCCTATCCACTGTCCGGCGACTATCCAGTAACCCATTGACAATAAGTAAATGTGGAGTATCTGAATTAGCAAACGCTCGGTAACGCTTCGGTTTCTCATCGTCGTCTACTCCCTATCAAAGCTAGAACGGCGCCAAATACAGCCCCTAATGCCGCTACTGCGACTAGTTCCCACATAGCTAACCCACCTTGATAAGTGCCTCAGCGTGGAAGTGCCGGTAGCCGTTCCCGTTCTGGTCAAGGAACTTGACGATCCTTCGGCCGGTATCTTCCTCACCGTTGCTGGTATAGAAGTGCTCGATTGACAGCTTGTCGCCGGACACTACGTAGGTTTCCTCTGTCTTCCCGAGCGTATTCCACCAAGTGACTTTCATACCGGATATCTGCCTAACCAATTCGCGATCAGTCATCTCATCCGGATTGAATTTCAACTTGCTTGGTGGCATGCCGTTTAGGCTGCGCCGGTTGTGCCAGAGGTTGTAATCCTGACGCGATACCTTCCCGTCATTCCACGTGATGACAAGGCTCTCTGAGCCGCGAACAGCGGTAACTTCCGCCATCATGGCACCAGGGAATTCCCCTCCATCCGGCTCTTCGAACCATCCTCTACCCTTGGCGGCCCATCCGAGCGCTTCTAGTTCCGCCTTGGCCGCTTGGGCTTGGGCAACGCTCTTGTTGGTTGGTGGTTTTACTGGGCTGGTAATCACGCTGGCGCGCTTCTCAGCCGCTGACGCTGTGTTCTCCCGTGTGACAACGTGTCGCTTGGCAGGTGTAAAGGCATCACACCGATTGTCTTCTAGGCATTTGACCGGGGGTCGGCCTGCCTTGACGACGATTGTGAACCAACCATCATGCTCGCGACACTTGACGCGCTTGACTGTCATTCTCTCTCCTCTGTTGTCTCTCGTGCGTGCCCTCACTAGGAATCGAACCTAGGCCATACCTAGCCTGAAGACTAAGTGCTCTAACCACTAAGCTATGAGGACCAAAGGAAGCGCGCCCTTACGGCAGCGCTCCCCTCTCTTTACCTTTCCTTACTGCCCTAGCGTGTACTAGGGAAACCTATTTCTCTTGCCATATCCAATCTTTCCAGTGGCGATTCACTTTTTCATCACCAGCCCAATGATTACCCCGATGAGTATCAGAGCAACCCATGGGTTACTGGTTAGGAAATTGATAATCGCGTCCATTTACCTTCTCCTCAGTTGGTTTTCGGACGGTTGAGGTAGCAGCGAACTGATCCGGCAGTGTTTCGATGGGTGTGATCCATCGTCACACCTTGCCGTGAAATAAGGCAATCCAAATCGCCGGAACCGATTTGCAAGGCGTACAGCGTCACTGCTGCCCCCTTGGGAATCCCGATTATCATATTCCACGGCGAGTGACTGACGAACAGACCAGGCGGGGTGACTCGCACGTTCTCCACATGCGCCTGAATCTCAATACCTTGTCCGCTACGCGTGGAAGGGTTGAACGTGACTGAAAGCGTTATGTTCTCCCTCAGGTCACTGTCCGGCGGAAGCTCTACCTTGTGCGGCGTGCCCTTTACGCTGACGATCAGGGCAGCGATACCCAGCAGGCCGATTAGGAACAGCGAGGCACGCACGCTCAGCCCTCTAGAGGTTTTAGTCGTCATTGACTCACCTCCCCTTGATCTCGGCGTAAGCGCGCAGCAGGTTCCCAATGGAATCGTCACTGAGCATGTCGCCAAACCCCCATGTGCCATGTAGCTCAACGCGGGGGACGGTAATGTAATCGTGCATCGTCCATGAGCGCTGGTTCTGCGTTTTGATTTCAGGACGCATCACGGTGACCCTCGTGCATCGGGCACGAGAACCATTCAGGAACGCCTGACCGTTGCGAACCCTGCCACGCCTGCTAGCCGGATGCCGACGCGAGGGCCGACGATTCCGAACCTCTGAGGGGGTCGGAATTCCTTCGAGCAGCGTGAAATCGCTGTCTTGCATATTCATTTCCTCTCTCCTGGACGTACAACAAAGGGAACGGACGCTAGGCCAGATAGGCAATGACCGCAGCAGCGGCTAACGTCCGTCCCCCAAATTGAATATCCAAAAGGGTATTTTCCTTCAAAGGAAATATGCTCATGTCACTATGTAGTTCTCAAGGCACCAGTGCGAACGATGGGCGATTCACCGGGCGGATTAGGCCTGTACCTCGTTGCCGTTCTGATCTGGTGCCAGCCTAGTGCTACGAACTAATTTCCTCTATGTGAGCTATGTCACACCCTCCCACCAGGCATTTTGCCCGTTCGGAGCATCTCAGCCCTCAATTCCTCTTCATCGACCATGCCCTCGTTCGGCACGCGCCAGACGGCATAGATGGTCAGGGCGAGTGTAGTAGCGGTAGAGATGAGCGTCGCTATCTCGCCCATGTCGAACGCGTCATCCTGAGCGGCGACGCTGACCGTTGCCCACATCGTCATGAGCGCGGTAAGAGTCGCACCAACGCCAGCGATAATTGCTTTTGCTGATTTCATTTCAATCCTCCGATGCAGTGACAGAGTCGGCAGCAGCGCCGAGAACGTTTGCTTGCTCTTGCGCGGCATCAGCTAGCGGACCAAGAATGCCTTCCTTGAGGAAAGCGCTCAGTTCGCCAGCCAGCTTAGTAACTTGCTCAGGGCTAAGGCTAGGAACGGTCAATGCGTCAAGCTTGGCCAGCACCTTGTCAAGCTTGCTTTCGACACGCTTCGCGCGCTGCAAAGGCAGGTTCGGCAGTTCGATGAACTTGCCCGTATCCAGATCAGTAATCCATTGGATTGGGTCATGCTCGTGTGTTTGCTCGTATAGCACCTGATAGGAGTTGGCCACAATCCATTTCTCGCGCTGTTCCATGTCGTCCCCTTCACAGAATCGTTGAAATAGACCAACCTTGCGGTTGTTCTCAGCATCAGCAAACCAGCTGATATGCGTGTGTGTCTTGTGGCTTGAGTCGCCGGAAGTACGGATACCTAGCCTGTCCCAGCGCTTTACCGTTATCCCGTCGGGCGAATAGATAATCTCGCGAATGTCTAGGGTGTCCGAAGCACCTTTCTTGCATTCCTCAACCAGCCAGGCTGATAGCTCGCGAAGTTGATCAAACATGCCAATGTCAAGCGCTCGCGCAGCGTTTGTCTTGTGGGACCAATCTCTAGCTGACTCGTCCCATGAGTAATCGGTTCCGTCAGTATCTCTCTGACTCCATCCATGATGGTAGCTTGCATCCGTCTCGCTGTTGACAATACCCAAGCCAAAATTGTCTAGGCCGGTTATCGGTTTGAGATACTCACGGACTTCTAGAATCATGTTGGGCGCGTAACTACTTGCCATTTTCTCACCTCCTTAGATGTAGGTAATGACTTCGACATACCCCGGTGAACCAACTCCACCAGCTTGAGCAGCGCCACCAGCGGAAGCCACAGCACCTCCTCCACCGCCACCAATGCCCGTTGCTGCGAGCCCTGCTGCACTTTGTGGGCTGCCATTTGTTGCCAATCCGGCACCCCCACCATAGCCCGCACCAGCACCAGACATACCTAGGGTTGCGTCACCCCAAGCGTTAGCCCCTGGGAAACCTGCCAAGGCAATCTGCCCTGTTCCTACTGCGGCGCCAGCTCCACCTTGCACACCGAACGCTGTAGCTGACGACACAGTGAACGGGCCGCCTAGACCGCCTAGGGCAATTACCAGCGTACCGAAAGAACTGGTTCCACCTGCGCCACCTGTACCACCGCCTGAGGCCCCCGCTGCACCAGCGGCGCCAACCGTTACCGTCTCTGTTGCGGCGCAACTGGCAGCAGCAAGCCAACTCTCTGAGTAGCCACCTGAGCCGCCACCCGCGCCCTTTGTATTCTGGCCAGCAGCAGCAAGCGGTATGCCGCCACCCCCACCACAACCTCCCCAACATCTAACTAGTACGAACTGTGCACCATCAGGTTTAGCCCACACTCCACTAGACGTGAACACCTGACGATTAGTGTCGGTAAGCTGTAAATTAAGACGTGCTGCTGTCAATCGCTCACCAGAACGAAATTGGGCAGTCATAGGATCACTACCATATCTGCTACTCGAACAACCGTCCCTGCCTTGTGCGCCTTGACAATCCCATTCAAGGAACGCTCATCGACTGTAAACTGTTGTGGGTTGGACATCTCGAAAGTGTCATACGACATCGTGACAGGAACGTTGGTATTTCCTGCTGCAACTCCTGATCTGATGCCGACAACACCAGGCTCAAGGAATGTGTCATCCTCTGCGGTTACTTGCCACTCCACATTAAAAGCAGCAGGGTCATACACCTTGGCGCGCAACGTTCTACCATGAGCCGCGAAGTGTACGCGCAACGCCTGTCCTGTGTAGACAATAGCCGTTGTTAGAGTCGAACTGAGCGCCGTGCCGACGTTACCCACTAGCTTGTGAATGCTGATGTTGACTAGCTCTGCTGTGGTTATCTCTACACGGCAGAGGTAGTAATCAACTGTGCCAACGTATCGGAGGATCAAGTTACCTGGTTCAATTGAACCTCCTGTCACGTTTGCAATACCAGTCGTGAATGTAACCGCAACCTCAGGATTGAGAACCCGATTGGCTGCAATGTCACTGAGGATGGCTACGCGATATTCCCCACCAGCATCAACAACTTGTGTGCCGACTCCGGCAGCAACATCGAAGTCAGCAGCAGCACCGCCAGCACCAGCCCAAAAAAGACTCCATGCCTGCCCTGTATCCATGGACCCCCACTGATCAACCTCAGTGCGAGTGAATGTGTCGGTAGCAAACGACGTGATACTAGCAATTCGTATTGTCTCGCCTCCCGATGCAATTGCTGTGCCTGTTCCGGGGTGTAGCTCTATATCCAATGGGAATTCTGCTGGATCAGTCGTCCATATCTCAGTCAAATCTTCAGTATCCACAAGGAACGTAGCCGCAGAATCACTGAGATCATCAGCCAGGGTTGAGCTACCGCTGTCAATGCGTCCGGATACGGCACTATCTAGTTCCATGATGTTGTACACAGAAGATGGTGCGCAGTTGAGCGTGACTTCCCACCTGAGGCTATTCCAGCTTTCTTGGTGCCCTCTATAGATTTGGTCGAGCGTGGTAATTCCGACTTCCTCATATACGTTGAGCGCTTGAAGCCTTCCTCCAAAGGGGAACAACTGCCAGGTGTCAATCAGCTCAGGACTCTTGGCCAGATTGAAGCTGACTGCTGGCCAGCGATCCTCATCGACTGTTGAACGTCTTCCGTAGCGCGCAGCAATCGACTCTAGTTGAGCGTCTTCGAACGCAGAGACTGTATCGCTGCTCTCATACAGAAGTTCAGTGTCTTCGAGAGTTACACCAGCCTCACCTTTGCGTGCTGCCACTGTCGCAGAGCTGCCTTGTGGTCTAGAAATGGTCCACTGATTGACGAAATCCAGATCATTGTCAACGGGACTACCTAGATTCGTTATCTGCCCTAGGGCGGAATCGATGGTCAAAGCGACAGCTTGATTCGTGTATTCCAAATGCGATTTATAGCCTATGCCGAACTGGTGCTCGTATATCGTTCCTCCATCCACTTTCTCAGGCTCTCTCAGGTTAGTGAGGAGACTACCAACAGTCTGCGGTCCGCATTCCGCCGAATCATCGTCTAATCCTGTTGAGTGGAATGGAATGTTTTCCTCACGGCACAAGCGACGCATCCTAGGGATTGCGCGCTCTCCATCAAATCCAGCTAACGCCTTGGCGTTTTCGACACCATCAACGTTGATGTCAAACAGCGGGTCAATGTAGATAGCGGCATGACCAAGTACCGTGTCATTGCTTGAGGATGTCAAAGTTCCGTTGACAAAGTAATCAGTAATGACCCCGTAATTACCCGCACCTAGATTGAGTGAAGTGGTTCCTATGATCGTTCCTGTTTCATCGATCGCATAGGCGGTCATCACGTCATCGATACCAAGCGGGTCTTGCTGGAATGTGACCACCAGGTACATCGATATCATTGCGGAAGGAACATCTAGCAGTCCAATATTGAAATCAAAGATGCCTCCCGCATCCTCAGCGATAAGAACGATCTGCCTGTCTCCTGGTGCTGGCCCGTCAAAGATACTGACATCCGCAGCGATTAGAGACGCACTCCCTGAGATGAATACATCAAATGCGCGATACCCAAAACCATCACTGAAATCATCTGAGTAGGCAACGATTGCGGCAGCCCAGAATCCAGTGTCAGTGTATTCGGGAACTACCGCGTGCCCTGACGATCCTGATGTGAAGAGTGGGAGCGGCAGCGAGCCGGTTACGGCGCTGCTACTAGAAAGCACAGTAGTGACGTCAAGAACATCAAGGCTCATATTCGGAATCTCTGGTATTGCTGAAGCGAAGAAACTTGATTGTGCGCCATCCTCCATAGACCAATAAGCTAGCGGCTTGATGTCCCCCGCTGTCACCCCTGAGCTGGCTCGATACAGTGGTGACTTTAGGGGTTTGCTTTTCCCGATGCGATGGAGAGAGCCGCGAGCAGTAAGAGAAACGTAAGGGTCGCTGCGAGTGGTCCATGCTTTCGCGAAATCATGAATGAAACCAAAGTATTTATCCTTAAATCCTTGTCCGTAATCGAGCTGTATCCAGAGGGGTGTGTATTCCGAAAGCTGGTTGTAGTAAGGGGAATTGGGATTGCGCCTGCTGAAACGGCGATCATTGGTGGCACGGAACGTGCAGAGCGAAGCATCAACCACAGCAGAATTAGCTCTACCGCCATAGGTGATATCTATCTGTTGTTCCCAGCGAACTATGGTTGCTCCAAGCTCGTTAAGCGTGATGTCGACCCATTGCCAATTAAGATATGACTGTGTGAAGTCTGGGCTAAGTGCAATCATTACCTTGGTGCGTAGTGGCTCATCGGGGAATGTGATTTCCAACGGGGTACCGCCACCGAAAGGAAATCCTGATGACGGACCCATGCTGTAAGGAAACCACTTATCTAGCGGGTAGCTTTCGTTCATTTGAGTAGCCACGATTACCGCCTACTCCATCCAATCAATCCATGTGGTGATTGCGATTCCCGTTGTAGGGGTAGTACAGCGGACACGTAGGAACTGTGAACTTGCCACAGTCGGGATACGGTGCCAAGGCCACTCTTTCTCATAGGGGTTCTTTGTGTATTCCGCTGAAGTGCTGCTGAGCCTGACTGTATCCAGCACGCGGGTAGCCACGATGGCACCCTCAGCTGTTCCGGTGAATCCAGTTGCGTTCACACCTAGTGTTGCAAGCGAGCCATTCACAGCAGAGTCAAGCTTGATGATCCCTGATGCTGCGTGCGCGGTAACTGTGGCTGCAATCGCTCCTGTGTCAACCAGTTCAATCGAACCGTCAGCCCCCGGCACGTCGTCCGTGGTGAATCCCCATGCAAGGATTTGAAATGCGCGCGTAGCAGGAACAGCCAATTGCAACAGGGTCTGAATGACTGTGTTGGTTGTTACAGGGGCAATGGCTGCTGTAGTCGGCATTGCTGCGTTGTATATGCGGTAACGATGAATCATTTGTTAAGTCTCCTTACTGATCGTAGGCAACAACGACGCTGCCAGCACCATAAATCTTCACATTCTCTTTCATGAATTGGCGGAAGCTGTCATGTCCCCCGACGAACTGAACAATGATTTTCAGTACGCCTCCCCCGTTCACATCGTTGAACAATCCGCGCGTGCTGGCTGGCAAGATGCGCTCTCCCGCGTGAGCTAGCACAGCGCCGGTACGCATGATCTGTCCACCGTGTTGGAGCATGGGCAAACGAGGGAATGAGAAACTGTTACCCCCGATGAAAGGAACCCAGCTAGGCACGGAGATATTGAGCTTCCCAACTGTCTTATTCCACGCGCTAGAGATGTTGTTGAAAGCCCATTTGAACGGCGCAAAGATAGCTTGACCGATGCTTGAGAAAGCGTCGCCAACCTTTCCAGGGATTGACATGATGAACTTGAAATAGCCCACCACGAAATCAACCGCGAACTTAAACCCACCTACGATGATATTCCGAATGAGATTGATGTTCGCCATGAACATGTCGACCATGAAATTCCATACGCCTGCTATGAAATCCCCTGCTGCTTTCACTGGTTCGCCTATGGCACCCCAAATTGAATTCCATAGGTCCTTAAAGAACGTGGTCTTTACCGCGAGATACACAATCACGCCGATCACAATAGCGATCAAAGCAATTATGATTCCGATTGGATTTGCAGTCATGGCAGCGTTCCAAGCCCACTGGACAGCGGTAATCACGCCGATGATGCCGACCAAACCACCAAGCACACCAGACAACAAGCCTCCCCATTCCGCCACCTGCTTTAGCTTGGAGCCGGATTCGGTTACCGCGCGTTGCGAAGTAGCCAAATCGTTCTGTGCCTGACCCACGTCAAGCGTTGCCTGCTCTGCATCAAGCTGAGCTTGCGCGTAGTCCTCTGCTGCCTGCTTTGAATCCTCCTGTGCCTGAGTCGCGTCTACCTGAGCTTGCTTCATGTCAATGAGAGCTTGTTTTGCCTCAGCAGAACCAGCGCCAAACTCTTTAACCGCCTTGTTGTAATCGTTCGTGGCGGTTGTCTGATCTAGCAGCGCCTGCTCTAGGTCTACCCCCGCTTGCACAGTGTCTATTTCAGACTGTGCTAGATCTCTGTTCGCCTGGTCTAGATCCTGCAATGCCTGTTCTGCATCGAAAGCGGCTTGAGCTACATCCTGTTGAGCCTGAGCCAACTCCTCAGCCTTGCGGGCACTACGGCTCATAATCTCGCTGATGCCTGAGGTTACGTCGGCAACGCCTTGCAAACCGTCCGATGCCGTACCGGTAGCGCCAGCAGTCTTATCCATGGCAGCGCCAAACCTGCCGCTCGATCTGGCAGCAGTATCAAATGCCTCTTCCGTTGAACCCATTGACTGAACGATTACGCGCTCAGTACGGACAGCGGCAGCGCCAACCCCCGCGATGGTGGTTGACGCGTTCTCTGTGGCACCAACGGAAATGGTTAGTTCATTGGCCATTATTCGCCCGTTGCCTTTCCGTCTCAGCCTCTAGCTCGTCCATCTTTTCCTTCTCATCACGCTTATATCCATAGGATTCACATTCAAGTAACCAGAGGATCTCAGCGTCTTCCTCACGCACTGCCGCTAGGTTGGGATAATTGAATCTCTCCATCAACCCTAAGAGAAGCTCGGAGTCGGCAATGTCGAGAGGTTTTGATGCTGCGCGAGTTGTCTCATCATTTCCTCTTGGATATTCCTCCCTCCATCGCTCAAACTCAGCTCTTTTGGGACGTTCACACGGCTTACAGCAGCCATCCACCCAAAGATGAGGGACATCATGAAGCCCAACTCAAGGCACATCATGCCCTGGACGGTAGTCGGTACAGGGTCGCCTTCCACCAATCCGCAATCCTTGCACTGCATGCTGTCCGGTTGCTTGTTGTCTTCGGTCAGTTCCGGATGCTCCATGTTCCATGTCATGACGCAACCGGCGAACACACCGAAGACTTCAAGGCGCTTCTCAGGGTCAGACTCATTGAGATCTAGTTTCATCTCTGACAGGTGCATCAATTTCCCGAGTGAGGTTGACGTTGCTTTGATTTCGAGTCCGGGGTAATCCGCGTACTCAAGGTCATAGATTTTACGTTGCGGTTTGTAACCCATTTCACTCTCCTCTGAGTGCTTAAGCCCAAGTAGGAACGTTGCCGCTTTGAAGCACGAACGGATGCTGTGCCGTGAATTCGCCACCAGCCGCACGAGTCAGCGCGTAGTCAGTGAACAAAACATCGTTGGTGAGTGTCTGAGCGCTGATGACAATCACCATTGTGCGTGCCACGCGGAGATCCCCCGACATGACGTCATGCACGCGGTTCGCGGAAGGGTTGAAAACGCTGTTCAGTGTGCCGGAGAAATCCGCAAGCAAGAGCTGGCGCTCTTTGGCGAACCTGTCGATACCCGTGATGTCTTGCTCTCCGTACGGTGTTGCGAAGTCCAGATTGGTAACGTCGTTCCGGATATCTTGCGCGGCTGCTGCATCATTCTCAACCGTTAGGGTGGTCCACCCTAGGCCAGTTTCCTTAGCCATTTCTAGCCCCTCTCTATCTTTGTCTTGAGGTTGTCAAGATGTGTTGCGAAACTGTCAACGAAGTTCTCAGCCCTATCGAACTGTGTTGCTCTGCGCGTGCTGAATGAGCGGAAGTCACCACGCCCCGCATAGAAGAATTCAGGACGCTCAAGGGATTTGACATGCGTGCTCACGCGGAAACACTCTTGCCCTGCCTCGAATATGAGCGCTTGGAACGCTTCCCCTGAGCCTCCCCATAGCTCGCCTATGGTGAACTTCCGGCCGGAAGTCTTTGCCGCGTGGAGCAAATCAGGAGGGGTACCGTCAATCTTCAGATACCAGCCGTGAATGTAATCAGGGCAATCGATTTCGGCGCACCTAGCAGGCCGGTAGTGGGTCGTCAGCGCCGAACGAATGGCGTATGTCTTGTAATTCTGAGTAGGCATCAACGGTGCCAGGCGGTTAACTCTCCTCTGCGCGCTCATATCGTGTACTCCGTCCGGTTCACAGTCACGTGCACAGCAAATGAGATGCTAGTAAACGTGCCTGTTGTGACCACGCGCAACCATCGTTCTACTGCCTGAGCGCGTGCTGTTTGAATTCGTTCCTTCGTTGGATCGGCAGTCACCAGCGTGAACGCTCCGCCTGTCACATCGGCGTAAGGGTCGCCTACTGCGTTGTCGGACGACTGTTGCAGCTTGACAGTTGCGTTAGTGCCAGTGAACTCAAACACCTGTAGGTAGGCCTGCAAACCGAAGTTGAATGCAGCGCTGAAATCGACTCCTAAGCCGTTGGTAGCTACTGTGTCGTCACGAATTCCAGCGGTAAGCGATAGCCCCCAATCCATCCACCAAGCGTTAGAAATTGTGCTCACCTTGAGTGTGAGCGCGCCATCGGCTGCACGCGTACCGGCGTAGTCGACCTGTTTGCAAACCATGCTGGCTGCCGGTGTCCCGAGCAACTCCCGATGGAAGTATGTAGCGATTCGATCCGTGCGCGGGAGTAACTTCAATGGCGGATGCGCATTGGTCGGATTGAAAAAGCTAGTCCAGTCAATGCCTGCCATCAGTTGCCCTGCATTGCGCTCTATCGCGAGCTTATTGATTCCGGTCTGCGGTATTGGTGTCATTGCCTTGCTGATCTTCTCAAGCGATCCTGTATCGCCGGACAAGTCATAGCCGTCAAGGTAGAAATTGGCACCTAGGCCTGTTTCCTTACCCATGGCTTCCCTCCTCTCAAGGGCTAGTTACTTGTGGCCAAACGTCATTGACAATGCACGGAATAACGATGTCCATCACTCTGAACATTGTATTATCTTGCTCTAGGTATCCCGCTGTTGCGCTGAGTGCTAGACCGAAGTGCCCGAGCAAGTCAACGTTGCGGATGGTGCCACCGAAATCAAAATCCGAGTGATACCGGCGCATCATGTTAGACGTTGCTTTCAACATCTGAGGGTCAATCATGTCCTGTGGTTCTTGTGTCATGCTCGTGTAAATCCTAAGCATGAAAACGATTCTGGCGCTTGTGGACGCTAGCCCGCTTGCGAGTGCAACAGGATCAATGGTTTGTACCCATACAGCCGCTGTTAGCCTGCTACCGCCTACCTTCCGTTTCGGTTCGTGTTGATTCACCTTGGTGAAGTACCCCGACGCTTGAGCGTCGCTCACAACAGCATCAAAGATAGGGTCAATCCATTCCTCGCTACCGTCAGGTGTAGACATCAGCTCAACTCCCTAACGAATTGCGCGACGATTGGCCTAGCTATGGTATCCATTTGGTTATTCAATTCTTGCTTGGTTCGTCGGAACGTGTGATAGCCCTTGAATCTGGTTGTCTTGTTTCGTGACCCTGTGCCCTCCAACCACGGCCCGTAAATCACGTTCTGATCCCACACACCCCGGTAGGTTGTTCGGCGCTCTACGGCGATCCTAGAGCGGTAGTAACCCGTTGGATGCTGTAGTACTTGGTCGAGCCGAGCGCGAACCATGTCTACGCCCTTTTCCGCCACAGCTTCATTAATGGCAACCACCATCCGGTTACCTGCTGCCTTGGTACCGCCTAGGTTGAATATCGGCCCTTTGTGATGTGCCTTGATGTTCACGCGGAAGTTAGGCATTAGATCGCTCCCTTGCGCGCCTTACGCCCGTAGGAAATCCATGCACGCGAGCGAACATCTTCTAGACCAACTCCCTTAGCCTCGCGTAGGTTCGGCCCTGAGCCGACTGTTCGCGCGTAGCCTGAAGCGTTCTGCTCAAGCAATACGACAGTCTCAGCGATGACCAATTCATTAACAACAAACTGGTGCGCGTAGACGGAGTCAGCCGCTGTGTGTGCTGCTGCTGTGGAGCCGAGCGCGCCACGGGTAGCCGTGAACGTACGCAAGGCGTAGATGTCATCCGAGATAGCGTGATCGTCAATCACGGTGCCATCCCATGAGCGCGTACCGATGAGCAAGAGGGAGTGCACTCCAACGTCAAGCACACCATTGGAGGGATTGATTACCAGGGTTTGGACAGAGCTGTTGATGTTCCCACCAAGCAAGCCGCGAACGGTGTCCGTGTCGGTTTCGTTGTAACCGAAGACACCCGTGATTGCGTTACTCTGCTGGAATGTCGGGCCGCTACTGAACGCAGCGCTAGACGACAGGTCAACCTCAAGGAATGAATAAGGAGGTTCAGCGAGATCGTCACCACGACGTAGCTTGATGTTGGCGGTAGAGATGGACGTACCGCCAGAGACGAACGACGCAAGGGAAATCAGTTCCTGATCGTCAAGCCACAACTGCCACGTAGGCGAATATTGGTAGCCTGGCCAGTCTTTGCTGATGGTCCGTAGCTCGGGATAGAAGCGCCGATGTAGGAACTTCTCAGCATCACGCGAGGCGGTTTCCAGCTTGCCGTCAATGAGCGCGTTAGACCACGCGCTATGAGCTATTTCCAGAGAGGTCTTTACCTGCTCTCTGGTGGCATATTTGATGCCCATTCCCAACTCCCGGTTGCTTTCTACGGCACTACGTCAGGGGCTATTTAATTGTTAAGAAAGTTTCTAGTCGAGCGTGCTTTGATCCTCAGGGACATCAATTCCATTTGCGATCAACGTTCTGATCAGTACCGTCTGAAACCGAAGCATGTCAGTTCGTTGTTGGTTAACGAGTCTGTGCGTAGGAATCAAAGTCTTTAGTACAACCATCAAGCCGCCTATGGCAGTAACAAGCCCTGTAGCGGCTGTAATCCATTGGGCTACTGTGCCTATTTCCATACACGGAACCCTTCTATTTCAGGTTGCTATCGGTCGTGCTGAACGTTCCATCGATCGTCATCTCGTCTTGCTTTTCGCCTAAAGGGGCAGGCGGAAGGGTGGCCAGAATCCTTCCATATTCCGCTAGGATTTTGTTCTGCTCTGTGATAACGGCGAGCATCTTTTCCTGCCCTCCATTGGTTTGCTTCTGTACCGCTTGCAGTGTCCCGATAGCGAGGCCTATTCCTCCAAGAATCATCATGCCAACAGCGATATATGCATCAAGGCTTTGGCCGAATATCTGGAGAACAGGAATCGACACCAGGAACAGACAAATGATTATCGTTTTGTGAATAGCTTTCAAGTCGTTCATTGATGATCCTTCTTTTAATTTGTCTAGGAGGAAAGGGGGA